TTACAGTTTTCATGTTTCTTTCTCCATTCCAAGCCAAGCCCAAACGATACAGATCAGGCTAGGCAATAAGCCCATGAAGAGCCATATGTAAACGAGTGTCAGGATCATTTGCTGTAATAATCAAATAGAGCGGCAATCGCGACTAGTAGCGTAACGCCGAATGAGATCAAGAGATTCAAGAATATCCAGAGCACGACAATTCCGGTGATGATGCTGAATACTGTAGCCATTGATTTGTTCCTCAGTGTTAGTTGTTTGGTTGGTTGTGTTGAGTATGCACTCATGAATGGCGCTGAATAGCCCGTGAGAGCCGCTCAGCGCCACGCTCAGCGCATGTTAGAGTGTTTCAGGCATAGACCCCGCCAAAGGATCGCTATCGGCTTCCTGCGTCTTCTGAGACGCCTTGCTGTTTTCCAGCCGTGTGACCGATGCTGCAGCGATTTCACGCAATGCCTTCAATGCGTCTTCACCGACCTCAATCTTGCTGCCTTCAACCAAGGCGTCCGGCGTCTTCTCTGCGGCCTTCTCTGCTTTCTTGAGCAAGGCCACGATCTGAGCGTCTAGGTTGAACATGGTTGGTTTCTGAATGCGCAGGGTGTACCAGTTCTCTTTCGATGCGACTGCAGTCTTTGAGAACTTAGTCAGGTCGAACTTGCGGCATACTAGCTTTTGTTCCTTGTTCATGATCATGTTCATGTGCTTTCCAGCCCATTCCCGAATGGCGTTGCCGTTGATGCCATCGCCTAGACCGTCCAAGAGCATGTTAGTCAGGCGTGCCGCATGATCTTGGTTTTCGGTCATATGAACGTGTGACAAGATGCCGACTAGGCTAGCTTGAACACCGTCGCGTGCTTTGGTCCAATGCTGGATTGTATCCGCAATCTGTGCTTCAAGTGTTGCTAGGGCTTTGTCTGCTTTGGTTGCTTTAGTCATGATTTATTCCTTTGGTTGGTTTGTTGTTGTATCCACTGAACACCCGATATGGATGCTCATTTAGATACAACCCGCTAGCCCAACGTATGAAGTCCGGCGTCGCGGATTGTTTCTATTCCGCCTAGCCATGTCCGGCTCATGTCCGGCTTAGGCTAATAGCGTAGGCAACGCAGTTCACTAGAACTCTGCAGTTACGCGCCTCATTCCCTGTAGGTGCTAAGATCGGCTTACGGATGCAATCCTAGTCTTCAATCCACCCTCTCGGATGGTGAGAAACCTATGCAGCGTGTCGGTCTGTTGCTGCGATGTCCTTACCCTATTCTATCCGGTTTAGGGCGTCAACCGTTTATTTTGTTGCCCCTCTTGATTGCTAGGGCTTGCGTCGTAGCTCTGATCTAGTTGGTTGCCGTAGCGTTTAACTGTTTGATCGTCTGCGTTCGATGACTAAGGTTTAGCATTATCTGATTTGATATGTAAACCCCATCAAGGCAATTAATTTGAATAAAAATGAGATAGGTGGCCAATACCCCTTATTTTATTGGATTATCTGGTATCAATAAAAATGAGATATAAGCAGGATATAAACAGCTAGGTAGTAGGTAATAGGTAATAGGCAGCTATTAGATAGGTATTAGTCAGGTATTATATTGGATAGTATATACTAGGGTATTCTATAGGGTATTCCATAGAGTATTATCTATTGAACTTACATGTAGATATATAGGGGGGTATGTATGCAGTATGTATTAGATAGATATTAGATATTGGATTATAGATATATAGATATTGGATACTGTATTAGCCTTTCCCTCTATACGACAGGTTAAGGAATAGCATGAGCAAAAGAGATAGTCAGCACGGACAAACGCACAATGATCTGGTGAGTTCATCTTCGGTTATTCCGAGGGGCTATGGGGGAAAATGGAACGCGGGATTTGATAGATGCCCCCTCGCATTTCTATACCATTTTTTTATAACGGGTATTTCCACACGAGGGTTCAACTGCTCAATGCTGCTATTCAGCCTTGGCTTCAACTGCTTTAGCCTTAGCTTTCTTCTCAGCCTTAGCTGCCTTCTTAGCAGCTGCTTCTGCTGCTTCCATACGCACCCGGCGCTTAGTTTTCAATGGATCACGTTTCATGTTGGGGTCCAGTCCTGTTGGTAAATCTGATAAGGTAGGCTTCGTCATGTTTGAAGTCCTCTGGTTGGTAGTTACAGCTGAATAAGCTGATAGCACGGTCGAGGGCTGCGATCGATTTCGCGTATGTGCCGAGCTCTACGACGTCTTCCAGTGTCATACCGGAGTACAGAGCGTTCTCTAGGGCCGTCATAACGTAGTCGATCGGCTGTAGATCGTCTGGGTTCTTGGGATCGTAGCGTGACATCGGAACTACCCCTCAGAGAACAGAGATTTCACAGCGAACATGCTAGCGGATTGACAGTCGATCAGAGCCTTATCGGCGAGAACACCGGGCTTAGCGTTGTCTTCGATAGCAGCTGCAAGCAAATCTGCGGCTTCTTTAATCTTCTTGATGGATTCTTCTCTAGGCATGGTGCCTCCTTACGTTCTATTCTGTGCTTTACGCCGTAGCGCAAGTTCATGACTTATACGCCATAGCGTAAATACCCTCTGAGAGCTCCTGAGAGCCTCTGAGGGCGCGTGTAGAGCTCCCTCAGCACCCGACATAGCCTAGAGGGGCTGTACGGGCCTGAGAGAGCCTTATATTAAGCAGTGGTTTCTTACGGAGCGTCTGTGACGATGTCCGCAGCTGTCATGTTATACATGATGAAGTGCGCTGTGCCGACTTTATCCTCGATTGTAGGATAACTGTCGCCGTCTCCCATGCGCCAGTAGTGGCTAGGGGAGTCCGTCAGCTCTTCTAAATCGTGCGTAACGCCGGAATTGTAGATGTCCGACACGTTACCGGACTGATCTGAGCCCCAGAGAGCCAATTCATCCACACGACAGTCGCGCATGTAGTTTCCAGAAGAGAAACGACCTATACGGAAGTTGTCAGGATCAATGCCCTGCGTCCATCCGTAGTTGCTGTTGCTGTTATTCGTGGTCTGTAGCACGCCGTCTATGTAGATTTTGAATCTACTGTAGTACGAATTAAGCTCAGTCGTCGTGGAACCTGCACCTGTGGTGCCTCCGTCGTATGTAATGAGGATATGTTGCCACGTACCGGGCGAAATGCTGCCAGCAGGCGTCTGCAAGCGCAGATTGTTGCCATTAGAGCCGTATTTTAGCCTCAAGAGCTTGTTACCACTACTGTTGATCTGCATCAACTGAATATAGCCTTGGTTAACTGTATCTTGATCTCCGAAGTAGAAGATCGTCTGACCTTGGCTGTTGTTGCTGCCCTTGAACCACATAGAGATCGACCAAGCATCGCCGGAACCGGAGCCATTAGAGGCTCTGCCGAGAATACCATCGACCACGCTGGCGTTAGCGCCGAGGTAGTCTTGGTTCTGGAAGTTGATGCTCTTAGTGTTAGAGTACGGCGGGGTAGACACGTTAAGCGTAATCGTCTCGGAATCTGTACCGAAGTAGTTCAGAGCAGTGGCTGTGAAGGTGTAGACACCTGCAACAAGCGCACTTCCGCCGATCAGCTTACGTACGTTGCCCTCTACGGTAGTGATACCTGACGGCAGACTGTCCCACTCAAAGCCTACGCCGCCTGTAGCGACTAGCTCGTAGTTCAGCACGTCTCCTTGAGTCATGTTGATGGTAGTGGCTGATGTAATTACCGGGGCACCACTGCCGCCACCAGAGGCGCTAAAGATCGCATTGAGCTCGTTAGTAACTTCAATTGCGTCAGCGCCGTAGCTGGTTCCGACTTCGTCTACGAACTCGTCGAACTCTACTTGGTAGTGAATGAGGTTGTCTTTAGCCTTGTCTTGGATATTGATCGTAGTGTCTGCCGGATCATCCATAAAAGCGTGCAGGTTGTTGAGGAACTGCGCGCCGTTGTTATCTTCCACGAAGATAGCGTTAGCAGCTTCGTCCTTATAAATTACTACTGTCATCTGCGTACCTCCAACACCATACCGGCATTAACTAAAGTACCTGCGCTTGACAGCTTAACCTGTAGCTTCACGGGGTTGTCGCGTGTATTGCTGTCGCCCACGTAGATGTACTTAGCGTCCAGAGCTCTGCGGTAGGGGATACCAGCGCCGAGGTCGAGACGTCCGCTGTCGCTCTCTAGCGTATAAGACCCTGCACCTGTACCTAGACTAAAGCGAAACGCAAGTGCGGCGTTATTTACGCTTGGAGTTACAGTAAAGTCGGGTCTAACGAACATAGAAGAACCGATCGGAAGCTCTGTTAAATCGATGTAGCCATTGCTGTCAAGATGTCCTGAGACATCTGCCGGTAGATAATTTGTGTTACTGAACGCGCCTAGACCGTCATTGGGCACGTCCGTCCATGTATCCGCCACCAAGTTAATGGGAGAGGAAGCTGTACTTGTGTCGTTGTAGTCAACGAAATAAAGTCTGTGATCCAACACGAAGTTGTTCACGTCGTATCCGGGCCATACGGGCATTATGCGTACCAGAAGGATACGGGGCTAGCCGTTTCCGCCTTTACATATAGAGGTCCGTTAGGCACGGGCTGCATCTCAAGCGCAGCGCCAGCTGGCAGTAAGAAAGAACCCGCGTCACTGGCTTCCGCTACATCTGTGACACCCGCACAGACGTACAGGTCTGTACCAGCAGAAAATATAGTAACTACGTTGCTCGCGTAGATCGGGAGCTCTTCGAAAGACTCTCCGACCGTAACGGTGCCGGTTTTAATGTTTGTTCTGGGCATCGCTACCTCCTATAGGTTACAGGCAGCGCGGAACTTCGCGGAGAAGTTGTCCACCTCGATTATGGTTTCGGTTGTATCGGAGCGAGATACCGTAGGTAGAGGTATCTCACATATAATTTCAGTCCCTGAGCTGGGAGTTTTCGTGCAAGCGCTCAAGAGCAGCGTCACGAGTAGTATTGGTTTCCACATCTGCTATCCTTTCCTGCATCTCGATTGCATCTTGTAGCTTCTCAACCTTCTGAGCATCGGACTTCGACTTACGCCCCACTAGGAATACTCCTAGTAGGGTGCTAAGTACGATAGCTGCAATAGCTAAGAAGCGTTTCATTTGATCTGCTTGGAGTAAGCGTCCATACCGAAGGCCAATCCAGCGAATGTAAAGGCGTACGGGCAGAGGGCAGCAGCTTGTGCGGCTGCAGCCTCGCTCCATACACCTGCGATCAGGAGCCCGAAATACACAGCTAACATAGCGTGCGCAGTTTCGCGCTTATAGGTCTTCTCAACCTTTTGCTCTGGTTTAGGATCAGACATCGGGCTTACCAAACATCTTAGCCTCAGCCTTGCGGCGACGAGTCAATCCACGAAGAACCTTGCCGCCAGCCTTGTTCCAACGCTGGAACTGTTTCTGTGCGCCCGTGTAGTCGCCTTGGTTTAAGAGCCGTAGAAGCGTGCTAGAACGGAATGCACCTGCACCTACGTTGTAGATGAAGGAGTACAGAGCGGCCTTCTGGTTCATTGTGAGAGGCACTGTGACAGCTTGCTCTACTGTGCGCTCGACCCACTTGATGTCGTGCTTCAACAGTTCGTCTGCACGTGCCTGAGAGATGCGCTGACCCGGTTTCGCTGTATGGGTGTGGCCGTAGCCAATAGTCCACACACCTGCTGGACACTTGTAGGCCACCAGACGGCAACCCTCGAACTGCTTGATCAGGTCTAGGTTCACGGCCTTAGGTGCCGCCTTAGCCTTAGAGGCACGTGGTTTGAAGATGTTCTTTAGGAAGTTCTCTAGGCTCATTCTGGTTTCTCCAATTTCTGCATCTTCGCGTCGTGCGCGTCGATCTGTTTCTGTAGATGTGCAACAGTTGCACGTTTGCTTGCTACCACGGAGTCTGCGTCACGTAGAGCTTGTTCTTGGGCCTTCCGCAGCTTCTCGGCTTTGTCCGCCAGAGCTCTCTGCATCACTACCTCTTGATGCTCAAATCGATCGATCGCGTACTGCTTGAATACGTCGAGCAGTTCAAGGAATACTTCGAGCTTCTGTCCGTCTGCCATGATCCGGCCTACGCTGCGTGCAGCTTCCCGGCGGAAGTTTACAGTAAAGCCTCCGATGTCCTGCGGAAGTACGAGTTTAGATTCATTTACGACTTTTGGTTTTGCAGTGGTTGACTTCTTAGCCATGGGTCTGCTCCTATATTACCAGCGTTTCCGTAGAGACGCAATTGCTGTGGTCATGTTTGGTTGGCTGGAATAGCCGGGGTGGTGTCCGGGCACGGGTCTACCGTTACCCAGCGGGTTCTTCATCATCTCTTCATAAGCTGCCTTTTGTGCTGCTAGTGCCGCTGCCTCGTCGTCCTGCTGCAGGTCTTCAACCCACTTACGGACAGAGCCAGCTACGGCGTCAATACGGTCATCGTGGAACAGAGCTCCGCGTTCACGCGTGATCTTCTCTAGCTGACAGAAGAAGCTGTATGTATGACGACGCTCAGCAGGATACTTCTGTACCGACTGCCAGTCCTTCTCGATAAGCTCTTCCTCAACGACCAGACGTCCTGACCCGATAACGGGCTCTAGGGTGTCGATAATCCTGAGTTCCTTCTGGCCGCTTTCCCAGATGTCTTCTACGTGACAAGCGTGCTCCTTGAACAGCGTGGGCCTCCACGTGCTACTAAGTGCACCTTTACCGTAGTTTTCCTCGATACCGATCTCTTCGGGCTTCCACTTCTTAGCGATCTCTGTAAGAGCCTGCATTGACTCGTCACCTAGACCACCGGGAACGCCGCCGACGTCAACGAGGTATACCTTACCGGCTGA